TATAAACACAAATAACCCCAAATCAAATTTGTTACAACTTTATACAGATATTTTTATCTTTACTACTACTATATATAATATTGATTAACCTTTAGATGGTTTTCGTGAACATCTTTTATGAATAAAATATATCTTTACTACTACAATATATAATATTGATTAACCTTTAGATGGTTTTTATTGATCTACTCTTACTACTACAATATATAATATTGATTAACCTTTAGATGGTTTTCGTGAACATCTTTTATGAATAAAATTATATATGAATATTTTATTCATATATATGATATCTATATTTAATAAATTTGATTTAAACTAATTTCTTTTTATTAAAGATATTTAATTACTCACAAAATGAGCTCTCACTCCTATGAACTTAATGGTCTCAATGGAATCGTGTGTGGAACGGAAGAAGGGGATATTGGGAAGATTATTGGCAAGGGAGCAAAAAATCTCAAGACGGTTATTAGTGAATCATGGTCATTCTATGATAAAATTCAGTCTTCACCAAAACGTATCGATGAAGAGAAACCGAAATTGAGAATTATCCTTAAAGATCATGAAAATGGAATTATTGCCGAGATTTCCTCTGAATCCAAAATCATGCAAAAAATTGCAAAAAGAACTCTTACTAAACATGTAGAAAAATTATTTAGGGTAAATCCCCTAAAAACACATCATTATGTCATTGATTTGCCAGATAGACTCATTGGAAAGATTATCGGGAAAAAGGGCGAAGGTCTCAAAAGAATGATTAAAGAAGTTGTTCGCCACAAAGGTCAATGCATGATTCATGAAGATGATTGTGATACGGCGATGACTGCTAGAATCTCAATTGACAATCCAGAAGAATTTAAGGCTGATGAAAATGGAAAATGTTCACAAATTGTAGAGTTTGTGAAGTCAAAGCCTGATTATGAATTTATTGGATGGCCGCCATCCTCAGAAGATGATTATGAAAATCATATCTCAATTACCCTTTCATTCAAATACGGATCAAAGCCATTCAGTGATAAAGAATCATATATCATGAGATTCACAGAAGTCATTACAAACCGAATTTCTCAAATCAAAGAAGAAGATGATCGCACACTCGAAGAAATTGATGGATTGCTTGATGAAGATTTTTAAAGTTGACCAAAATCAAATAAATTATTCACTGAATCTGTTAAACCCGTATTCATTATTATACTATTCCCCATTAACATCATACCATCACTCGTAAATAAATTTTTTATGAAATTATTTGAACAATACTGATTATTATTACCACAAGTACATTTTATAACACCCATACCATCAATGCCATCATAAACTCCATTAGGGAAACATGGATCTGCTTCATTATATTGCATACTTTTCATATTATCTCTATAAATACAATTCCGGCACACCTGTATACATTTTTCATTTTTTTTCGCAAATCCTTCAGGGCATTCGCCATTTTGTATTTTTGTTTTACCCGGACCATCATCGACAATAAATCCTTCCATACCACCAACACTTTCTACAGTTTTACTTTTTACTGAATTGCTTTTTACTGAATCTTTTTTTATTGAATTATCAAAATAATTCATATTAACATAATAATCTATCATGCCCCTTTGTATCATAATATCATTCATCCGTGCTGTATCTTTCAAATCATATTGAGTTTCTTGACTATATGGATTATCACCACAATCTTTACTATATGGACTATTTTGATTTCCAACACACTTCCTTAACATATCTGATGCAGGTTTTATAGAACTATCTAAATAAAAACAATTATTCTGTTCTTGCATATTTGTCATATTATATATTATTAATATAAATAAAAATTTGATTTTTTTATCTTTTCATAAAAATATAATATGGATATCCAATCTAATACTTGTAAAATTATTGGTATTGACAAAAAAACCTATAATGATATCATAAAACTAAAAAATGAATACAATAAAATTAAATCTAAAATTTATAAAGAAATTTATGATGAACTAGATTTAAAGAATAAAAAAGATATTTTAATAAATGAAAACTATTTATTATTATCAAACTTTTGTAGGATTAGATAAATTAATGACTCATTTACAAGATATAGATGTTATTATCATATCTTCTATTCATTTCGGCAAAGATAAATATAATATTAAAAATATTCATCTTAATGATAATATACCAACGGATCCATTATTTAATAATTTATGGTTAGAAACACATACGGCATCTGTTCGGGGAACTACTATTATGTTAATGGTTGGCGGAGCAGGATTAGCTTATAATGAATTATTTAGTGATTTTAATACTTATTATCCTTTATTAAAAAAACTACTCACTAAAAAATCTTGGATCAAGGGGATCGACTTAGATATTGAAGAAAATACTAAATTAGAAAATATACAAATGTTAATTGATAAACTTATTGATGATTTTGGTGAAGAATTTATTATCACCATGGCACCAATTGCACCGTCAATGATAAATGATGGTTCATCTATGGCAGGATTTAATTATAAACAATTATATAATTCTAAACAAGGGAAATACATTCACTGGTTTAATACTCAATGTTATGGTTCTTTTTCTTATGATACATATAAATCTATAATTGATAATAATTATCCACCTGAAAAAATTGTAATGGGAATGGAATCGGGACAATTTTCATCTAAAACATTTCCAAATGCTATTCATGAAATTATTAAAACTAAAAAAAAATATCCTAATTTTGCAGGAGTTTATGATTGGGAATATCTTAATGCGCCCCCAAATGAAAGCGATCCATCTCAATGGGCGAAATTATTAAAGCGACTTTAATTTTTTACCAAAAATATTAAACCAGATTTTATAACATTCTTTATAATATCTTCTATCTTCTTTTTTATTTAGATTTAATTGATATATACAATAACATATATCTCTCCCACAATGAGGAAAGTTATTATCTTTTAATCTAAATGATATTTTATCAATTCGCGGAAATAATTTATGAATTCTCATTTTATGATACTTTAATAATATATTATAATATCAAATTTGATTTTAGATAATTTTCTTTTATTAAAGAATAAATAATTTACAATGAATCCTTCATATGAATGGGTTAAATTTGGTCGCGAGACCCCTCAAAAAATCAATGTCAGAGTCATAATTGACATTATGGGAGCACCAATCTCTTCTCCTGAAGAATTTAGAGAATATATATCTTCTACAGGTTCGGGTGATGTAACTCTATGTCTTTCAGGTGAACTCAAGAAACATGGTGAGGGTCGTCCAGCATCAAATTATCGCCTCGAACACGATGAAACACTCCATGAAAATGTAATCCAGAATTATTTTCATCTCTGTTCAAATATTACAAAGAAACCAATCATTGTTACAACCATTCCACGTGAAATGAGAAATTATTCATGGTTTATTACTGAAAATGGTGAAATTATCCGTAAAGATCAAGAACATCGTCGCGAATTAAATGATAGATATAATGGATATCATGAGGGAGAAGAGGAAGGTTTTGACAGTAATGATGAAAATTTTATGAATATGTTATATAAATTTGGTATTGATAGTGAAAAACTGAAAATTATTCGCGAATCATGTAAAAACTCAAGATATCATTCGTATATGATAGATATGATTTCATTTATCTATCAAACAATGATTGGCACTAGTAAATTTCATGAGATGTTTCAACCCGAATACAGAATGATTTCATGTGTTTATGGTGGAGAATCTATTGGTAAATGGACACCTAAAGAAAATATTGGTTATCTTTACTTTGATGATTGTCATGATGAATATGGTAGAGTCTATTTTGTTCCGCGATGTGATCATACTTCACTGAAAGAAATTTATCATCTATTTGATCTTATTATTAATCCACATGAAAACAAAATTAAGGAATCAGTTAGAAATCATTTAGATAAGTTTACTATTCATCGTTGGAGCGATTTTGATGCTAATGATACAGATGATATTTTCACTATCATTATGATTCTTCATTGTTATTCATGTGATACAATTGATAATGAACCTATCTCACTCACAGAAAATCAATATAATATCAAACGAAATCTAGAATCAATTATTGAATTATGGTTTGATCGTCTTAATTCTATTTAGGTGAAAAAGAAATACCACATCCACACGTATTCATTAAATTTTTATTAACATTATAAACAAATTTACTTTCATAGATTTTTTTATTGAAATCTTCTTTCACATAATCAATTGTTGTTCCAGATAAATATATTTCAGATAAAGGATCTATATAAACTTTTGATTCTTTATTTTGTAAGATAGTTATAAATTTTAAATTATTTAATTTTTTATGATTTTCTTTTGTTAATGGTTCTAAATCAAAATTAAATCCATTACATCCCCCCACTTGAGGCAGAATATAAAAATCCATATGGATTTTTAGTCTTTTTAATTATCTGTATAATTTTAGTCCATGCATTTGTAGTGATTTGGATATTCATTTATAATTATTATATATATATATATATATGGAAGATACACGCTATCCGGATATGTGGAAAGGGGTTGCACGTCACTTGCTTACGGGGGATGATAGTTATAAAAGACAAATGGAATATGCGGATATTATCAAAGATATAGTAGAAAGAAGGAAGCGTGAATTAGATATAGAATCGAAGTTGCGCGAACACAACAGAGACTTACGACCTCTTCATCGTGAGCTGTTTGGCCAGACTGTTTGGCTCAGTCGCTCCGGTTGGCCCCTGCCAATGAATGAAAATAATTCCAGAGTTGGGTGGGAAGCTTTAAGAATAATTCGTCCACAAATGAAATTATTAGATGAATTATTAGAAGAGGTGAAATATCAAGACAAAAAGGATACCGATGAGGAGAAGCTGTTAAAGGTGATCGCGGTAGGAATGGGTGGGAGAAGATACGAACTTGAATTAGATTATGACACAACAGTTAGAGGATTATACAAAGAAGTGCATAAACATATGATACAAGGCAAAGAGAAAAAACAAACCTATGGTAACCGTGATTTAGTGGCTATTGAAAGATTGCGATTGAGGCTTGAGGGGTCAGATATTAAAAATCCTCACCCGGATCATTGGCCTGACGGTGATGCGCCTGGAATAGACGCGGCAGGTGGAATTGAAATAGTTAACGCCGATGTAGATTATCATTCAGATAAGATAACGCATTATGGAATTAGATCTGATAAAGATATTATAATCAGATTTTTCCTTACGGCGGAAGGAGCCCATTTCTACTCGTGGGGGAAAGCAAGGCAGGCGGGAACGGATAATTATACGTTTATGACGGAATTTCGTCAGGCGTTGCTCCGTGTCAGTGATTATGAGTGGGGAGAAATGAATGAATTAGCCGATCTGAAAGAACTAGCAGCGGTTGAGATTCCGGATGAAGATGCAGAAACAGAACCAGGGGCAGCACAGCCAGCACAGGCAGCACAGCCAGCACCAGCAGCAGCGCCAGCAGAAGAACCAGGGTGTATGGGTCGATTTTGTGCGAGGATGACGGGGAGGAGGAGGAGGAGGGATGATTTAACGGTATTTAATGAAAATCCCCGGGGTGTTTTTGATGATAGTCCTGGATTTGGTGATGCGGTTGGTGGTGGTATTTCTACTAAACGAAGAAAATCAAAAAGAAGAAAATCTAAAAAGAGAAAACATACTAAAAAGCGTAAATATACTAAAAGAAAAAAATATTCTAAAAGAAGAAATGCTAAACGTACAAAATCTAAAAAGAGAAGATATAGTAAAAAGAGAAAATCATTTAAAAGATAATTTCATTATGATAATAAAATGGTAGCAATAGGAATTGATCTTGGAACTACATATAGTTGTGTTGGATGGTGGAAAGATAATCGTTGTGAAATTATAGCAAATGATCAGGGTAACCGAACAACACCCTCATATGTATCATTTACTGATACAGAAAGATTAATTGGTGATGGTGCTAAAAATCAAGCATCGATGAATCCTGAAAATACAATTTATGATGCAAAAAGATTAATTGGTCGCAAGTTTGATGATCCATCTGTGCAATCAGATATTAATCATTTTCCGTTTAAAGTTTTAGCTGATCCATCGGGTAAACCACTAATTCAGGCAAATTATAAAGGAGAATTAAAAACATTTCAGCCGGAAGAAATTTCATCAATGGTATTAATAAAAATGAAAGAAATAGCTGAATCATATATTGGTGAAACTGTAACTGATGCGGTTGTTACTGTCCCCGCATATTTCAATGATTCACAGAGACAGGCAACAAAGGATGCAGGGAAAATTGCTGGATTAAATGTTTTAAGAATTATTAATGAACCTACAGCAGCAGCAATCGCATATGGTTTAGATAAAAATAACAGCGATGAAAAGATTGTATTAATTTTTGATTTAGGTGGAGGAACATTTGATGTATCATTATTGTCAATTGATGATGGAGTATTTGAAGTTAAATCGACAGCGGGTGATACTCATTTAGGTGGTGAAGATTTTGATAATATTTTAATGAAATATTTTATTGATGAATTTAAACGGAAAAATAAAAAGGATATTTCTGATAACAAAAAAAGTATGAGAAGGTTAAAAACAGCATGTGAAAGAGCAAAAAGAACATTATCATCTAGTAATACTGCTTCAGTAGAAATTGAAGCATTATATGATGGTATTGATTTTTTTACTAATATTACAAAAGCTAGATTTGAGTCATTATGTATGAATTTATTTCAAAAATGTATTAAACCTGTTACTCAGGTATTACAAGATGCAGGTGTATCTAAATCCAGTGTTCATGAAATTGTTTTAGTGGGTGGTTCTACTCGTATTCCTAAAATACAAGAATTATTAAGTAGTTTCTTTAATGGTAAAGAATTAAATAAGGGTATTAATCAGGATGAAGCTGTAGCATATGGGGCGGCAGTTCAGGCTGCTATCTTATCAGGTAATACAAGTGGCAGTGATAAAGCTGATGAGATTTTGTTATTAGATGTTGCTCCATTATCACTTGGTATAGAAACAGCAGGTGGTGTTATGACAAAAATTATTGAAAGAAATACAACTATTCCTACAAAAAAATCACAAACATTTAGTACATATGAAGATAATCAAGATTCTGTAATGATTCAGGTGTTTGAGGGAGAAAGAGCATTAACAAAAGATAATAATGAATTAGGTAATTTTAAATTAGAAGGTATTCCTCCAGCACAAAGAGGTGTTCCTCAAATAGAGGTATCATTTGATGTCGATGCAAATGGTATTATGAATATAGAAGCAAAAGATAAGGGTAGTGGTAAGATTCAGAATATTACAATTAAAAATGATAAAGGAAGATTATCTAGTGAAGATATTGATAAAATGGTAGAAGAAGCAGAAAAATATAAAAATGAAGATAATCTACAAAAAGAAAAAATTGAATCAAAAAATAAATTAGATGCATTAGTTTATCAAAGTAAATCTGCAATTAATGATAATAATATTAAATCTAAATTAGAAGATTCAGAATTATCCATGGTTAATGATTTATTAAATGAAACTGAATTATGGATGGAAGATGAACATACAAAAGAAGAATATGATAATAAAACAACCGAAATAAATGGTAAATTAAATCCTATTATGATGAAAGTTTATAGTGAAGGGGGGTCAGCAGAAATGCCTGAATCTGTACCAGTAGATGTACCAGAAAATAAACCAACAATTGATGAAGTGGATTAAAATCTACTTATATAATATATATATGAAAGATTTATATTGTTTAATCGGTATTACATTACTTATTGCTAGTATTGCTAGCATAGCTATAAGAAAAGATAGTGATCTATTTATTAAGTTTGATAATCTTTTAGATCAAGATCAAAAAATAATTTATCAAAAAATTGTGAAAGAAAGATTAATGATTTACTCATATGGAGTATTATTAGGTTTAGGTCTGGGTTTATTTTATTATATAAAATCTAAAAAAGATAAATTTAGTCTGTGTAAATTTTTATTTATTATATATATAGTTAAATTTGGATTTTATTATTTTTATCCTAAAAGTTCATTAATGTTATATTCATTAAATACTAAAGAACAAATTGATACATGGGCAGATATTTATACAGAAATGAAAAATAATTTTAAATATTCATTAGTTTATGGTTTTATTGGTTATCTATTAATTAGTAGTTATTTTTGTTGATAAATGTTATCATAATAATTTCTAATACATGATGCTAAATTTTGAGATACATGTGATTTCTTAATTTTGTAAGGATTAAATTCATCATAAAATTTTTGATAATTATTTATATTTTTTATGTTGTGATTTTGTTTACTATTAAAATCTCTATTTTCATATTGTTGATGATAAGGAATCATATAAAATGATTTACTATATGTACCCCTTGTATTATCTAAAAAATATTTAATTTTATTTATTCTATCTTTTTTATTTAATTTACCAAAATTTTGGTGAATATATTTACCATAACTAAATAAATTTTTATTCATATTTCAATAATATTTCAATAATATATACATGATTATTATTTAAATATATTTTTTATAATATTATATTAAAATGAGCCAATTAAATATAAATTTTGGAATAATTCCTAATCTACAAATAGTTGATGGAAATCAAAGTTTTTTACATAGAATGATTACATCATTAATTGAGAATGATAATTTATTAAATGTAAATATTAATCTTGATGAAAATAATAATACATCTCGTGAATTTATAAATAATTTAGAAGAAATAGATGTTACAGATGAAATCATAGAAAAATACAGTGAATGTAGTATATGTATAGAATCATTCATAAAGGGAGAAAAATGTATTAAATTACCATGTAAAGATAATCCTCATTATTTTCATGTAAATAATGAAAATTGTCCGGGAATAAAAAATTGGTTAGAAACTAATAATACATGTCCATTATGTAGAACAGAATTTCCTAAAGAAACAAATACTTTGATAGATACAGGTGTTAGATGGGGTAATCTTTTTAATGAAATAAATGATATTATACCAGAAACAGATGATGAAAATGTTAATATGATTTATCAAAATATTAATAGTGAAAATATAATTAATAGTGTAGATAATATTATTCGTAGTGTTAATAGTGAAATAAATCAAATAGATGATTTACAAAGAACAATTGAGTTATCATTAACTGATTATTAAGTTAAAGGAAAATATTTTATATCTATATTTTTGATAAATGAGTAATATAATACAAACTGATTCTTGTCCTGATTATATTAATAAATTTATTCATATGAATATGGAACAATTAATGAAAATTTATGATGAAGGAATGTATGAAAATCCAGAATTAGATAAAGGTATCATGTTATTTCAGTGTTCTGAAAAAGAAAATAAAATGGATGTACAATTTATGAATGATACTATGATGTGTGAAATCATTCAAACAGATTCACTTAAAAATTTAAAAGACAATATACAAGAAAATAAAAAATTATTGTTTATACAAGATATTGATATTAATAGTATTTTTTTAATACAAATTTAACTATAAAAATTCTTATTTTCATCTTTTAATATCTCAAATTTTTTAGGATCATTTTTCTCAATAATATCATTAAATTTATCAAGTAATTCTAAAATATTTTCACATTTGCGATTATAAAATAAAAATTCTTGTAACATTGCTGTTGTATATTCTTTATGTCTAATTTCATTATAAAATTCATTAAATTTATCATTTTGATCAGGTAAAAATACATTAAACATATTTTTTGTTTGATATTTATCAGCATAATCTAATTTTATTTTGTTGTCAATTCTACAAGATCTTACCATAGCATAATCTAATACTTCGGGTTTATTAGCTGTTAAAAATAACATTGTTCCCTCAACACATGTAAATCCATCTAAACAATTTAAAAATCCCTGTAATGTAATACCATTATTTGTATCACCCTCTTTTCTTTCTGTATCAAATAAAGTATCAATATCTTCAATAACAATTATTCTTTCATTTTCTTGATTATCATTAATATATGTAAATGCATCAACTAAATTTGTATCTAACATATCTTTTTGTATTGGTAAAATATATAAATCACAATCTAATTCACTAGCAATTCCCTTAATTAAACTTGTTTTTCCTGTACCAGGTGGACCATAAACTAATTGAACACTTTTATATGGTATTCCATATTTTAAATAATTATCGCGAGTATCATGTGAAAAAAATTCATTTATATTTTGTATATAATTTTCTTTTTGATCTTTAGTAAGATATACAGTTGATAATGATCTCTTGGGAGATTTAGATATTAATGTCCAATAATCTCTTTTATAATAATAAATATTCATAGTTTCTTTTGTATTAGTTATAATACTCTTTTTCATATTATCACACCATTCCTTTGCATCCTCAACAAATTCAGTTAAAATTTCTTTAGTATTTGATCTTAATTCTATTTTTGTTGTAATTGTTTCATAGGAACCACCACATTCTTGTGAATGTAAAATTTTAAATGGTTCATTTTTACTATTTTTAACAACTAAAAATGAAATATGTATTTTTTTATCTTTATAATTAATATCTATTTCACATTCATTTGGCATATAAGTTTTTAATTTTTTAGGTTTTTCATTTCTTCTAAATCTCCATTCATTAAAATGATAAATATCTTCAACGCTATAATTAAATGAATTTATTTGATCACTATAATTATCATATAAATATTTTAACACTTCATCATGGAAACCCTGTTCATTTAAAATAATAATTTTATATTCATCTTGTGAATTTTTATATTTTCTATATAAATTATAACTTATTAAACTACTTAATAAAGCAAAAGTTATATTTTTGACAGCAGACATTATTTAATTTATTAAACATTTACAACTTTAAATAATTTAAAATTTGATTTAAAATTAATATATAATTATTATCATAATAATATGGATAGCAACTCAACCATTCGTAAAATAAATCAAACAAGATATAATTTAAAAAAATATTTAAGTGATGAATGGGATATTTCTCCTATTATTGATTATTCAGATAATGAAATAGAAAAATTATATAGAACTAATAAACCTATTAGTTCCCCAATGCAATTTGGAAATGCTTCCGGTTGCGATTTTACATTAAATCATAAATATATTAAAAGTCATCGTATTCATATTATCTATTATAATTTCCCTGAATTAGGAAAACCATCCGTTAAGATTAATAAAACTTGTGCAGAAAAATTAAATAAACTTTATAAAGAAGAAATAATTAATCCCGAAGATAGTTTAATCGTTGTATTATACAATAAAATTTCTGAAAATTTAGATAAATCTATTGAAGATTTATATATTAAAGGACAGGACGAATTAAAAAATATGGGATTAAGTGAAATTATTCATAGTGAAAATGAAAAATTAAATGAAAAAAAATATAATAATACACATTTAAAAAATATACATTTATTTCATCTTGATTTATTAGCAATTGACATTACACAACATTGTAAAGTTCCTAAACATGAAGTTATTCGTAATCATAAAGAAATTGATGAAATATTAATTAAATGTAATGCTACAATTAATCAATTACCTGTTATCTTAAGAAACGATCCTATGGCAAAAGTATTAAGACTTTCTCCAGGTGATATTTGTAAAATAACAAGATCATCAAAAACAGCAGGTGAAATTGTATATTTTAGAGTTTGTAAATAAATTTGATATAATAATTATTATTTTTTATTAAACAAATTTATCGTGAATAATATTAAATATATGAATAAAAATCAATTAAATAAATGTCAGGAAAAATTACACGAATTAGGAATACCAAGAGATGAAGATTATTATCCGGATTTAGAATATGCTATTTTAAATATGATTAGTAAAAATTATTTAATTAGTCATGTATTAAAATTTCTTATATTAAATGAAAAAATGTATAAATATGATTATGATATTATTAAAACAAAACTGAATAAAAAAACGACTTGGAAAAGTGGAAATAGAGGTTGCTATTCATAATCTTAAATATAGTGATCATTCATGGATGTCTCAATATCAATATAAATATGGTGATATTATTATAGAAAATAAAGATAATTCTATTAGTTTATCAACTATATGGAAATATAATTCATCTATTTGTAAATAATATTTATAATGTTGAATCTTTAGTGATTTGATCATAAACATTTCTAGGGACGATTCTAACTTCTGTTCCCGGATTACATTGTGGTGATCTTTGATGGGCATAACCTGTTACAATAAATAATATGCCAATTGTTAATAATAATAAACTTAATCTCATATAGTATAAATTAGTTTTTTTTTATCTTCCCTCAACTATTTCAACATTATCATAAATTCTATTAAATGGTGGTATAATATCATCTAATATAGATTTACCTCTAGGTGGTATATTATTTGGGTTTGTAAAGTTACTTTGTGCCATATCTAATACATGAGTATACATTTCATCATTTGTATCTTTATCATGCATAGGAACATATAAAATGTTACATTTTTTTATATTTTTAGAATTATATTCTCTTTCAATATAACCATAAACAAATAAACTAAAAATTACTATACTTAATAAAACTAATATAGATTCCATATAATTATAATATTATAAAATTATTCATTTTTTCTTTGCATCCAAGGATCATCACTTTCCAATGATTCTTTAATATCTTCTGATACTTCTGAACCTTTCTTAACTTCTACCGGAGTTGGTGAAGATAAATCTTCTACTTCTTCTACAACTTCCTTAATTGGTGAACAAACCGAATAATCACTCACATCATCTAATTTTTCTTCTTGTAATTTTTTCTTTTCGGCTTCGGCTTTTAATACTTCTTCTTTTGCCGCCTTAACTTTTTCTCTTTTTTGTTCTTCATAAAACATATCTCTATTAATATTATTTTCCTGATATTTTTCCATCATATCATTTAATTGACTATTTTGGAAAACTTCATCTGCTACTTTATCGGCATTTGGATCCCAAGGCAACCAATAACCAACCTGACCTACAAATGTATGAAATCCACTATCAAGTGTGGATAATTTTTTAGCTCTATCTTCAGCAGCCCTGCGTGTATCATATACACCCCGAACCTTTAACCCTCTTAAAGATGTTTGGAAATCATTCTGTTCATCAAAATCTCTCTGTAATTTATCTTCATGTTTATAAGTAAAATCCTGATATGAAGAATAAACATCATTAAACTTTAATTTTTGATCTTTACAATAAGATTGTAAAAATTTAACACACTTAAATGCTTCCTTATTCTGCATTAAGGTTTCGGGTGATAAAAAAGATAAACATACATAATTTTGCCCTGGAATTGTTTCATCAACCTCGAGGTAATCAACTTTTTTATCTTCACTCATTTTTTATATAAAGGAACAATAAATTTTTAAATAATTTTTAACTTATATTATTATAATATATATGATTGAAATTGATAACTTATTTAAATATCTAATTATGTTTTTAGTTACAACTGTTTCAGCTAAATTAATACCATCATGTGGAGTATTACAAGAACATGCTATCTATATAGGTTTAATATCTGCATCTACATTTGCTTTAATTGACATTTGTAGTCCTAATATTATTATTCAAAAAGAAGAATATAAAAATAAAGAATAAATTTAATATATATATATATATATGCCTAAAAGATTTGTTAATAGACAGAGAAAAAGTAAACATACAAATATAAGAAAATCTATGAGAAGGAAAAAAAATAGAACTAGTCGCAATAAAAGTGCAAGAAAAACTCGTAAGAGAACTAATCGTAGGAGAACTAATCGCAGGAGAACTAATAGAAAAAAACAAAGAGGAGGTAGCTCTACAACTGCTACAGGATTATCAACTGGTCTCGTTCCATTATTACAAAAAAAAGCACTGACAACAGCAACACAACCTAGTCAAGATTTAATGAGTAAAATAAAAGTTCCTATTATGAAACAAATATTAATAGATTTTAAAGGTATCGCTGAAAAATTTGGTGAGAGTGAAAATAGTAAATTTGCCACTCTTGCTGCAAATATTAAAACTAAATCATTAGATGATTTATTAAGAAATAAAAAACATTTAGTATTTGGTATAGTTAAACTTAACGAGATACAGTTATTTTTAAAACATTTATCAGCAAAGGGAAAGAGGAAACTTTTAGATGAAATTCATGCTAATCTTGGTAATTCAGGAAGCAGCTTAACAATATATGATATTATGAAAATAATTTCTCATATGGGAACTATAATGAACTACGCTTGGGATTTCGATGGAGAATTAACTGAATTAACTGATATGTCATTATTAACAAATAAATTAACTGAATTAACTGATATGTCATTATTAACAAATAAATTAAAAAAAATGACTCAGGGATCAAGTGGAAGTAGGTCAAGAGATTTTCCCATGAAAGGGGGTGGTGATGCAGCTGTTTCTGCTGGTGCTGCTCATGGTGCTGCTCCTGAAGAAGTGACTTGCGCGATATGTCGAGATCCAGTGAATTTAAGTACAGATCCTAATTTATGCATAAATCTGGGACACAATTGTCATTTAGGATGCTATATAGATTGGTTTTCGTCAAGGAAGAATCAGGAAGCTACTGGTCATCTCAACATGCCTGCAGGAAAATCATGTTTCAATTGTCCCTTATGTAATAGCGATCTCGACCCAGAAAAAAATCGCGATTTCTTGGAGCAGTCTAGAGTGATCGAGGAACAGATTGCGGAGAATATTGATCGAAGAGATCACGAATTCGCTGTTTTTGCTAATCAGTTTGCTGCTGCCCCTGATGCTGCTGCTGCAGAACCCGGGCGAGTGAGGCAAATAGCAAGATGGATATCTTATTTAATGGGTTTTGTATTTTCCTTCCGGGCTACTCAGTTAGCATTAGAGCTGGATGAGATAGAGCAGACAGGTGGTACCATCCCACATGAGCAGTTTATGGAATTCTTCCATACTGTGGTTGCTATATGTGTGTGTGTTTTCATGTATCTCTTAACACTTAATTAATATAATACTTTATTGGAGTTAACTAGAACCTGTAGTCCTAATATTATTATTCAAAAAGAAGAATATAAAAATATATAATAAATTTGATATTTTAATAATTATATATTTTTTTAAAATTTAAAAGATGTCTTATGAAGGTGAAAAATATGTATGTAGGCCTCATAATTGTAAAGAAACTATTGATAAATATGGTGTAGCAATTATTCCAAATGTTTTAAAAGATTATGAATTAACACAAATGAATAATGGTATGTGGGATTATTTAGAACATGTATCACAAAAATTTGCTATACCAATTGATCGTAATAATAGTGAAACATGGGTTGAATATTTAAAATTATATCCTAAACATAGTATGTTATTACAACAATATGGCGTTGGTCATTCTCAATTTGTATGGGATATTAGACAAAATCCTAAAGTAGTTAATATCTTTAGTAAAATATGGAATGTAAAAAATGATGAATTAATTACTAGTTTTGATGGTGCTTCATTTCACTTTCCACCAGAAGATACTCATAGAGGATGGTACAGACAAACATGGTATCATACAGATCAAAGTTATTTAAGACCAGATTTCGAATGTATTCAGAGTTGGATAACAGGATATGATGTTGATGAAGGAGATGCTACATTGGCATTTATGGAAAGTAGTAATATTTATCATAAAGAATTTCAAGAAACTTTTAATGTAAGTGATAAAAGTGATTGGTATCGTCATACTAGAGAAGAACAATCATTTTATGAAAAGAAAGGATGTATAGAAAAAAGAATTAAATGTAAAGCAGGAGATATGATATTATGGGATAGTAGAACAATTCACTGTGGAACCGAACCACTCAAAAATAGAAAACATAAGAAATTAAGAAATGTTGTTTATATTTGTATGAAACCACGTAAATTTGCTACTACTGCAAATCTAAATAAAAAACAAAAAGCTTTTAATGAATTAAGAATGACTACTCATTCTCCCGAAAAATCTAAATTATTTCCAAAAATTCCTAGAACATATGGAGGCCCTTTACCAAATATTACTGAAATATTAAAACCAAATTTAACTGAATTAGGTATGAAATTAGCTGGATTTTAAATAAATTTGATATATTATATTATTTTTAATTATATCAATATTAATAATAAAAAATGAATAAACAAGATACAGAACAATCTATAGAGAAAATTTCACGATATTATCAAAAACAATATGAAAGATTTATGAAAACTTCAGAAACAGCAGAAATTAAAGAAGCATTCTTTGAAAGTGTACCAGGACAAAAATATGAAGATGATACTCTATATACAAGATTAAAAAGAAATCCTAGAAAAAGAATTATAAACTAGGTATATATTGCCATTTTAAATCTTTACATATTTCTTTCCAGATTAAATCTTGTCCGTGTAATTTTTCTCTACTTTTTAATAATGGGAAATATTCTAATAAATCATCAAATTCTAATAATTCACAAAATTTATGAAGAACATAACTATATGATAAAAAATTTTTTCTATTTGGTGGACAATTATTCATAAATGGTATTTGTATTTCTTTAAATAATGATCTTAAAATTTCTTCAGTTTTTCTGTCTAAAGTTGGTGCTTTTTTACCACTGATTATAGATATAATATGAGGAATATGTTCATAATATTTATTATATTTTAATCGTTTTAAGATATTTCTTAAATCTTTATATTTTAATTTTTTAGGATCATAATAAATATCTTTATTTAATTCTATATAAATATTAGTATAAATTTCATTTGGTAATTCTGTTTTTTCTTTTGCCTGAAATTGAGCTAACCATTCATTAAAATGATTTATTCTTTTATAAGCGAAATAACTTACTTCTCTAGGGGGGTCTGTATATGATGTTTTATCTGTTACTATCATAATTTCTCTAATATTACCACAATTACAACATGATAATTGAGATGCAATATCTGATAACATCATTTGTGAATTACATATTTCACATTTATTATAATCAATATCTTTATATTTATCTTTTTTTATTTTATCATCTATATTACACATATATTCATTTATGACTGTTTTTTTATTTAAAATATTATTATCTTCATTATTTTCATCATTATTTTCCTTTGCATCAAAATAAGATAAAATACCTACATTTGTAGTTTGAGAATTATTTTTCTTATCAGAACTGTAATATTGATTTAATAATAATCCATTATCTAAATAATATTCATTCCTAATATTTTCATTCATATCTTGCACTAAATCATTATGTAATTCATCAATCATCTTTCGTTTATCTGTATGACATTTTTTTAATGGTTTATCTTTTAAAGACATATTTATTATTTGTTTATTTATATTTTAAGTATATATTTAAAAATATATATAATTATTATTTTATAATGAATAAATCTCCAACCGTAAATTCATTTGGTGAAATAGAATTAAATGATTTTAAAAATAAAGTAAAAAAATGGTTGTCAATTGATACTGATATCGATAAACTACAAACAAAAATTAAAGAATTAAAAAAAACAAAAAAAGATATTGAACCTGAAATAACATCATTTATGATAAATTATAATATTTCTGATCTCAATACTGATAAAGGAAAAATTAAATATAATGAAAGAAAAACTAAAAAACCATTAAATAAAATTAATATTAGAAATAATTTATCACAAGTTATTAATGATGATTCGCAAATCGAACAAGCAATGCAACTTATAATGAATAATCGTGAAACTAAAACTACTTATACATTAACTAAACCTAAAAAAACATCAATTAAAAAAAATGAATTACCTATTTAATATATAATCTAATTTAATATCCCTTTGATAAAAATTATTATACTTGCGAATACAATAATTAAATTCTAATTTATAATTATCATAAAAATAATATATTATATTTTTATATTTATTATCATATTTATTATCAATCGCCCATAATAAATATATACAAAATTCATAATAAATGAAATTTATATTATATCTATTATATGACACTATATTTGACATAGATCTACTAATATATTTATTTTGTACTATATTTTTTACTGATTTATGATATTTATTATAAAAATTATTTATATTATAAATTGCTAATGTACTATAATCATTAAAATTTATATTATTTTTTATTAATGATGTATTTATTATATCACTATAAATATAATATTTATAAATTTGTACTAACTCTTTATTTATTATATAACAATTTTCTAATAAATTATAACTTATATTTATTTCATCTGTATTAATCATATGAATTATTTCATGTAATTTAATTTTATTATTAATTATATTATAAGTTATTTTTTCATTACAATCATAATTATCTCTACTATTTAAACTGTTTAATAAATTTAATTCACTTTTAAATATATTAAAATCATATTTATTTTTATAAATTAATTTATCTATTTCATTTGATAATAATTTAATATTTTTTTGTAGTATAATTTTTATACATATTTTGTAAAATTCGCTATAATTATATTTTAATTCATATTTTAATATATTTAATTTACATAATTCTTTATTTTTTAAAAATGTATTTAAACATGTTATTACAATTTTTAATTTATATTGATTTTTTTTAATGAATTCTATTAAAATTTTATAAATTTTTTTATCATATTTACTTATAATATGAATATCATCTATTAATAAACTCCTTGATTTCATATTCTGTGAAAACATTAATGTTATATTTTTTTTTCCTAATTTATCATATAAATATTCATTTATATCCATTTTGATATTTTTAAGATTATAATAATCTATTCTTAATATTATAGTGTCTTTTAAAAGATTATTTGAATAAGTAGATTTACCACAACCAGATGAACCATATATTAATAATGATTTATTATCTTTAAAAAAATCATTTTTTATTTTCATAATTAAAATTTATAAATCATTTTTAAATAATTATAATAAATTAGAAATATCATATGTATAATTTTTATCTGTATTACTGAATGATGGTCTATCCATTGGTGTTGGTAAATTACTTATATCATCAATATATCCCATATGTTGTTTTACATTTGATGATACATTATCAACTGCATATTTTATAACCATTTCATTTAATCGTTTTATTTCATCCTTTACTTCACTAAACCCTACATTAAAGTTTGAGAATTGTAACATAATTGATCTCATTATAATATATAATTCATTTTCACCTTGTTTAGATATTACTTTATTTGTATTTTTATAGACTTTATATCTAATTGTATCTTGTAATACACCAATGTTAACCTCTGAAAAAAATAAATCACTAATACTTGTTTTCTCTAATAAACCTTTTATAGAAGTTTCTTGGTGATCTTTGTGAATTACTACATCCAATTGTTTTAAACCATTATCTCCTGTAACTTTTTCAGCATTGGGCAATCTACCATTTGATACCTGTATCATATCATCCATTGGAGTACTTGCATCTCCTATTCTATTTTTATTTAATACAAGACTACTACTTATTATATTACCATGTCTATCCCTAGACTCTCTTAATTCATAATCATCTCTATTTGGAAAACCACCATCTTCAGGAGAATGAATAAAACTACCCGACCCACTAACTGAAGGTCTATTTAATAAATCATAATCAAATAAATTATAATTAGCATCACTTATATCGCTTGATAATCTTGCCCCATCGATATCTAAACCTACTGATTCATCATAATCTGGATATGATGTATTATTTCCATTTGATGCATTTCTTGCCCCATTATCTGAAAAATAGATATTTGACATATATATTTTAATATATATTTTTATAATAATTTTAATAATTTATCACATTCATTTAACCAAATATCTTCTATTGATAATTTTTCTAAATCATTATATTCATTTGATAATTTTTCTATCTGTTTCTCTAATTTTTCTAATTCTTCTTCTGTAAATAAATTTAAGGAAATCTTTATTAAATAATCATAATTACTTGTATTTTCATCATGTAATATTTCACTTAAACATTTGCCATTTAATACCTGAATAACATTCATTTTTAATAATTCTTTTACTATCTCAATCTTTTTCTTCCTAAATACAATTAGTTTTTCTGTTATTACATCATTTATAAATTTCATTTTTGATTTTAAAATTGTTAATTCATTGTGTAAATTTTCTAATTCATATTTCTTTCTTTTTTCATATAATGAATATCTTACAATGTAAAATTCATCATAAATTTCAGTTATATTATTATATTTCTTTATTTTATTCTTATCATTATATAAATGAATATTATTTAATGATAATCCCTTTGTTGTTGTTAATTTAAAGAATTTCTCAATACCATCTATATTTTTATCATCATCCCATTGTAGAGAATTTAAAAATCCTTTGTCAAAATGTATTGTAAAATCTATATCTTTATCACTACTATTATTTATATAATCATTAATAAATTTCGTCTGTTTACTTTTATTTTCTAATGATTTGTTTTTTATTTCAGGTAATAATGAATCTAAAAACTTTTTATAATCATCGGTCCATTTACCAATAGGTAATTCAATAATTCTTAATGAAGTATCATTTATGATTTCATAAATACCTTTACTCATATAATTTTTATTATCTATTTTAACGATTTGACCCTTAAAACCATTTACACTTGGAGATAATGATAAATATGATTTTTTCATAATTTTCCTTTTCATATTTTTAATAATATCCTTAATATCATATTTAGGTACAGATGTACTAAATCCAGTTCCAATACCGGTCATACCATTAACTAATACCATTGGAATAATCGGTACATAATATTTAGGTTCAACTAAAATACCATCATCATCATTGTATTCTAATAATGGAAAATCTTGTAATGGAAATAATGTATTAACAATTTTATTTAATTCTGTATGAATATACCTAGAACTTGCTGAATCATGACCACCCATTATTCTTGTTCCAAATTGACCATTTGGCATTAATAAATTTAAATTATTAGATCCCATATAATCTTGTGCCATACCTATAATTGTTGATTGTAATGATGCTTCACCATGATGATATGCAGCATGCTCACTTACATATCCCGCTAATTGAGCAACCCTTATTTCAGAATATAATTTCCTTTTAAAACAAGAATATAAAATCTTTCTTTGACTTGGTTTTAATCCATCATATACTGAACCAATACTTCTTAATGTATCACTATTTGAAAAATGGATTAATTCCCTATTAATAAAATCATCTATTTGTATATCGGTTTCAGCATGATTTAAAATATTATTTTCATCATATTTATATAACCATTCCTTGCGATCATTACTTTTATCTTTACTAAATGCTAAATTAATACTATTATTTGTATTTTCAGTATAAATATAATTATTTAATTTCATATTGCTAAAATATTCTCTTGCTTCTTGAGCATTACTTGTACCTAATCCCTTATAATATTTACATTTCCATGATTTAACATTTTTAGTTTTATTTTGCCAATCACTATATTCAGTTAATGTATAAAATGATTTGATTTGTTTCTGTAATGAAACCTTTACAATGGGGGTTATCATTGATGTAATATATCCTAATTCTAATAATGAAGGCCACATATGATGAAATAAATTCATTATTAATCCCTTAATATGCGAACCATCATGATCTTGATCTGTCATTATCATAACCTTACCATATCGTAAAGATTTAACATCTTTATATATTTTACCCGTTTCTAATCCTAATATCTTTTTAATATTAGTTATTTCAGCATTTTTCATTATTTGATCAAGAGGAGTATCTCTAACATTCATTACTTTACCCTTTAATGGAAATACGCCATAAATATCTCTCCCAACTACAGATAATCCCGAGACAGCCATCGATTTTGCTGAATCTCCTTCTGTTAAAATTAAAATACATTCATGGGATTTTTTACTCCCAGCACAATTTGCATCATCTAATTTGGGAATATCTCTTATCTTATTTTTTTTACTACCATCCGTTTTCTTTGATTCTTTATTCATTTTAAATTCACTGAATAATACAACCTTGTCAATAAGTGTTGTCTTGTCAATGATTTGTTTTAATAATTTATTACTCACCATTGGTTTACTACCAAATTTACCTTGAGGTGTAATTAATCTTTCTTTTGTTTGACTATCAAATGAAGGATTTACTATTAGTGTATCTACAAATATTCGTAAATAATTTTTAATATATGTTTCATTTATACTTCGTTTACATTTTCTATCAATTAATTTCTTTAATCCACTTGTCAACTGTTTGGATATCATATCTACATGTTTACCTCCCTTTGGTGTTGATATACCATTTACAAATGATACTTGTTCAAATTTATCCGTATCAGATAAACATATACCTATTTTCCATGTAATATTATTATCTGTTATTTCTTCATAGCATATTGTATTATTATCTATATACATCTTAGAATAATCTAAGAAACTTTTTATCTTTAATTTCTTCTTATTTAATGATACTGATACAGTATTTTCTGTAATACCAGCAATATCATATACTCGCCTTTTCATTAAATTTATCATATCAACAGAATAATTATCAATATTAAATCTATTAAAATCTGTAGTCCATGTAATTTTTGTATATGGTTCACCATCATAATCACTTATTTTTGGTTTATTAATTGTTTTCATATTTGTTCTAAATAACTGTGTATATTTCTTTTTTCTTATCCTATCAACCGTCTCAATCTTAAATGATTTAGAAAAGATATTTGTTAATTTTGCTCCATAACCATTTTTACCTCCTACAATCTTTTCTTCATTTTTATTATAATTTGTTGATGTTAGTAATTCACCGAAAATTAATTGAGGAATATAAATTGGTTTACCGTTCTTTTTAACTGTTGGATGTTCGGCAACATCAATCCCATCACCATTATTTAGAATAGATATTTCACCACTTTCTTCATTAATAACAACTTTTATTTCAGTAACGCATTTTATAGATTTATCTTTCTTTTGTAATAATTTTAATCTAGTACATTGATCTTTTGCATTTACTAAAATTTCATTAAAGATATTATATAATGCTGGAATATAATCAACTTCTGAAAATTCTATAATATTTTTTTCATTATTATAAACAGGTAATAGTTCACTAATTATATCTACACCACCAACATATGTATCGGGTGTATTATAAATATGATTTTGTAATTCTTCTTTTTTATATTTTTCACCTAAATTAGTCATTGTTATTATTAAGATACTTAATTAGGTTTAAGTAAATTAATCAAATTTTATTTAAAAATATATTATATAAATATTACTATAATATGAAAGAATATACATTACTAGAAGTTGAAACTCATAACACCGCTGATGATGCTTGGTTAGTAATAGATAATAATGTTTATGATATTACTAATTTTTTAACAAATCATCCAGGTGGAAAGGTCGTTCTTTTACAGCTTGCAGGAACAGATGCAACTGATTATTTTCATGAATTACATCGTCCTAGCATTTTAGAAGAATATGCCGAAGATTTTAAAATTGGTATTTTAATCTAATATATTATTATAATGAATAGAGGTGAAAACTCTAAAAAAGAAGAACAAGGGAGAAATGAAGCTTTAGATGAATTAAATAAAATGCTTATGGGAAAACAAATATCATTAAAAACACCTAATTCACCAAAAAAACAAAATCCACTTGATTATGGTAGCGCTTCACCACAAGGTAAATCTTGGAGAAGTGAAGCAATTGAAAACAAAGAAAAAGCACATAAATATAAATATAAACTTAAACAATGTGAAAAAAATTTATTATCTATGAAAGAATCTGCATCTCAAAAGAAAAAGAAAAAGAAAACTCATAAAGGAGGATGTGGTACTAAAATGAAAGGTGGGGGGAAAGATAATATAAAATCTACTGGTAAAAATAATCCTGAAACAGGAGAAGAATTAAAATTTCATTATCGTCCTGGAACCTCTGATGAAAAGGTATTAGATGAAATATTTACTAAAGGAGCATATAGAAAACCAAAAATTGATTTTGATGTAGAAGAAGGTGATGTATGGATTGATATCGGTGGTCATATTGGTTTATTTGCTCTATATGCTGTATCAAAAGGAGCAAAAAAGGTTTATGTTTATGAAGCAGATCAAGAAAAT